AAAATTAAAAAAAAAATAGAAGAAGAAAAAAGAATGAACGTGGAAAGAAATGTTGGTGAAAGTGGTAACAAATCTCTTGACTTAATGAAAAGATTATCCGATTATTTGGGTAAATAAAAAAAATTATGGAACAAGGAGAAAAATATTTTGTAGCAAAGATTACATCAGATTTGTTAGATTCGGAATCTGGAAGAGTAAAAAAACAAAAAGAAGAAAAATTAGTTTTGGGTTACACGCCGACGGATGTTGAAGCTAAAGTAACTAAAATCTATGAAAATTACACAATGGATTGGAGAATTACGTCAATCACAGAAAGTAAAATTGATGAAGTTATAGAATAAAACCCAAAATAATAAAGATTAAAAAAGGGAATGACAATAGTTGTTCCCTTTTTTTATTGTCAAAAATCAAACTTTTTCAAAAATCAATGTATTTATTTGAATAAAGTCAAAAAAAAAATGGCAAAAAATCAAAGAGAAATCGAAGACGCGTTATTCCAGATTAAGAATTTGGAAGAGTCTTTACAAAGAAATGCACAAGGAATACTTTCTTCAACAATGAAGGATGAAATCAAATCATTAGTAAAAGAATCTCTGACAGAACAAGATGAGGTTGAGGATGACGAAGTTGACGTGGACGTTGAGGACACAGATACTGATAATGAAGAAGAAGAAACTGATGACGAAGTATATGCTACAGATGATGTAGATGATGAAGAAATGATGGGTCAACCAGTTATGCCTTCTGATGATGACACAGTAGATATGACCGGAGCTTCTGATGCTGAAGTTTTAAGAGTATTTAGAGCAATGGGTGATAACGATGGTGTTATTGTAAAAAGAGACGATAATATGATACATTTATCAGATAACGAAAACGATACAGAATATATTATCCAACTTTCTGAATCGATGATGGATGATAGTGAATTGAAAGAATTTGGAAAATCTGAATTTGATATGTATTCACATCATTCTGATGGTGAAGATGAAGATGAAGATGAATTTGAAGATGACGATGATTTCAGCTTTATGTCATATGATGAAGAAGATGATGACGACTATATGCCTATGAACAAATTGGATATGGGTATTAGAAAAAAAGGAATGCTTAATCAAGATCCTATGGGTGGAAGATTTAAATCTAATGATTTTGATTTCGAAGAAGAAGATGATTTTGATTTCGAAGAAGAAGATGATTTTGATTATTCAGAATTTGGGGAAGATAAAGAAACAATCACTATGGATAATGGTCAAGAATCTTCTAGAGAACGAACTGAAAACATCTATGAATTAGAATTGGATGATGATATGATGGATTTTGAAGATTCTGAAACCCCAATTGAATTTATGGAAGACGATTTTGAAGATATTCGTAACCATAGAATGATGGAGTCAAAAGGATTCAAAGCAAAAGGTGTTGGAATGGGTAATGCTTCTAAGTATAAAATGAGTAAAAAACCAAATATGGATGGTGGCTTTAAAACTGTTAAGAAAAATGCCAACAAAACTATGGGTACTGGTAAAGCAAAATTTGAATACAAAGAAGGTGAAAACTTAAATGGTGAATTCAAGGTAAAACCAACTTCTAGAAAATCAGAATTTAAAGAAGCTTCAAGAACTTTAGGTAATGGTAAGTCTTGGGGTGAAGGTGGTGTAAATAAAAGAAGAACAGCACCAGCTAACCTAAGAAAAGAAAGTACAGAAGAACTTGAATTGTTAAGAACTAAGAATGACGAATACAGAAAAGCACTTGATTTATTTAGAACTAAATTAAATGAAGTTGCGGTATTTAATTCTAACCTTGCATACGCTACAAGACTATTTACTGAGCATTCAACAACTAAACAAGAAAAGATAAATATTCTTAGAAGATTTGACAATGTTGAAACTTTAAAAGAATCTAAAAATCTTTACAGAACATTAAAGTCTGAATTAGGAAATGTAAAAACAAGTGAAAATACGATTACAGAATCGGTACAGAGAAGAGTTGAAATTACTCCATCTACTGGATCTGCAGTAAATTTGATTGAATCAAAAACGTATGAAAATCCACAATTTTTACGAATGAAAGACTTAATGACGAAAATAAAATAAACATTTTAAAAAAACAGTATATTTATAATATACATAAATAAAAAAATAAAACAAAAAAAACAAATAAAAATGGGAGCATTATTAGAATCAGGTCTTGTTGGTAACATAGGTCTAAAACACCTAAAAGTTATCAAAGAAGATACAATTAACAAATGGGATAGATTAGGATTCCTAGAAGGTCTTAGAGGACATTTAAAAGAGAACGTTGCGCAGTTGTATGAAAACCAAGCGTCTCACCTAATTAACGAAGCAACTTCTGAAGGTTCAAACGGAGCTTTCGAAACTGTTGTTTTTCCTATCGTTAGAAGAGTTTTTTCTAAATTATTAGCTAACGATATCGTATCTGTACAAGCTATGAACTTACCAATTGGTAAATTGTTCTACTTTGTACCTAAAATCCAAGGATATTCTACTGATGTTGCAGCAGGTGACGCAGCTCATTATCCACCAGTTGGTTCTCCAGAAGCTGTTAATTTAACACAAAATAGTCCAGGACAAGGTTATGATACTGGGTATCCTTATGCAAAAAATCTTTATGATTTATTCTATGAAGGTGCAGAACCAGGATTAGATCCTGCCGGTTTATTTGACTACTCAAAAGGTCGTTGGTCAGCAATTACAGCTCCAGCCACAGTTGTTGTTTGGTCAAATGGTAATTTAGCTGATGCAATAGGAACAACAGTTAATGCTTATACTGGTAACACAAGAAAAGTTCTTATCAAACTTTGTGGATGGACTAACGTACTAGGTGCTGGTAAATTAATTGGTCCTGATGGTAATGAAATCGATTCTGAAACTTTCCTTTCTGATTTGAAAATCTTACCTAATACAGGTCTTGCGTTTGCGGCTTCTAACGTATGTCCATTACCTACTGCATCTACACCACTTTTATTTAGAGTTGTTACTCAAAAATATGGTAAAGGAATCGTTCAATACGGTAGTCAACAAGGAACAACTTTCCCAACAACTGGAAATGGTGGATCTTTCTACGATATCTGTGATGCGGATGGTTGTATCTTCTTAGAAGTTGACCTTTCTTGCCCTGCTTGTGCATCTTGTGGTTCTGATTCACTTGACGGATACACAGGTTCTTCTATTTCTGCAATTACTTCTGGAACATCATTTACTGCTGTATGGAGAAGATATGAAGAATTAGAATTCGAAGAAAAAATCGGAGAAGTTTCTTTTGATTTGGAATCTGTAACAGTTTCTGTAACTGAAAGAAAATTAAGAGCACAATGGTCTCCAGAGCTTGCTCAAGACGTTGCTGCGTTCCACAACATCGATGCTGAAGCTGAACTTACAGCATTACTTTCTGAGCAAGTTGCTGCTGAAATCGATAGAGAAATCATGAGAGATTTGAGAAAAGGTGCTGCTTGGAACTTAAGATGGGATTACAACGGATGGAGAAGATTGTCTTTAACAACTTCTTATACTCAAAAAGATTGGAACCAAACTTTGATTACTGCAATCAACCAATTGTCTGCACAAATTCACAAATCAACTTTGAGAGGTGGTGCTAACTGGATTGTTGTATCTTCTGAAGTTTCTGCAATCTTTGATGACTTAGAATACTTCCACGTATCTAACGCGTCTCCTGAGCAAGACCAATACAACATGGGTATTGAAAGAGTTGGTACTTTAGCTGGTCGTTACCAAGTGTATAGAGACCCTTACTTCCCACCAAACACAATCTTGTTGGGTCATAAAGGTACTTCTTTATTAGACACTGGATACATCTACGCTCCGTATGTACCTCTTCAATTAACACCTACAATGTATAACCCATTCAACTTTACGCCTATCAAAGGTATTATGACCAGATATGCGAAAAAAATGGTAAATAACCGCTTCTATGCCCGTGTTACCGTTGATGGAGTTCGTACATTTGATTTAAGAGAATTGAGATAATCAAAATCTTAACTAAATAAGAAAAAGGAGACAATAAATTGTCTCCTTTTTTATTTTTATTATGGGAACTATAGATTTTTAGATAGAATAGTTCATATTTATTAATATGAAGAAATATGTACCAACACAAGAAATTATTGATGTAATACTTAAAATGTATAATGATGAATTATTAGGTTCTAAATCAATTTCAAAAGAATTAAATATAAACCAACAAATCATTTTAAGAATTTTGAAAGAAAGTGGTATTCAAGTTGGTCCTTCTGGAAGAAGATTTATAGGTGGTAAAAAAATTGCAGATAAAAAATATAGACAAAAAAATAAAGAAAAATTAGATTTAAATTCTAAAAATTGGTATGAACAAAACAAAGAACATAGAAAACAATATTTAAAAGAATACCGCGAAAAAAACATAGACAAAATTCGTGAAAATAAAAGAAACTACGAAAGAACCCGTAAAGCAAATGACCCAATTTATAAATTAATTAATAATTTTAGAACGGCAATCTATCAAGTATTAAAAGAAAACCAAGTTCAAAAAAACGGACATTATTTTGATATATTAAAATATTCACCAGAAAACTTAATAGAACATTTAGAAAGTAAATTCAAAGATAATATGACTTGGGACAATTATGGTGAGTGGCACGTAGACCATATAAAACCAATATCATCTTTTAAAATTACAGAAATTGGTGATAACGAATTTATGTCTTGTTGGTCATTAGACAACCTACAACCATTGTGGGGTGATGAAAATATCCGAAAATCAAATAAATTATAATCTAATTAAGGAAGATGAATAGATGGGATATGTTTGAAAGGTTGTTCACATCGTTTTTGGCGTTAGCACAACCCTTCATTGTTTATTTCCTATACGGTGACAATCACGCAATATCAAGAGTTTGGGACACACCACTACAACCTTTATTTATTATCACAAATGCTCTTGTTAGTTTTTTCTTTTTTAAAATACCTAAATGGAGAATCCCAGCGTTACTTCTTTTATTATTAACATCGTTTCCGGTTACAGATTATTTTGTATTACATAATATTTTTGCAATACTATTTTTTATATTTTCTGGTGTGTCACTCTGGAGTATAAAAAAATTCAGATACTACCTTGGGATATTTTTAATTTCGGCTTTGTTTTTGTTTCATGGATTGTTCTGGGCTGAAACTTGGGGAATAATTACTTTGGTTGCGTATCACACACACGTTTTACTATATTCACTTAGCCTTACTAGAAATCGTTCTAATAGCCTTTGAAATTACTTCAACTTCACCTATACTAAAAGCACCTCTTTTATGTGCTGCTTTTACTGATTCAATTAAATAATAAATTGAATGTTCTCTATCCATAGTTGTAAGAATTACATCGAGATGATCTTCACTTAAAAGGTTAATAGAACCAAATAAATTACCGAATAGTTTATTTTCATTTTCCATAAATTATGATATTTATATAAATATATGAAAATAGAAGAGATAATAAAGAATGTACTTAAAGAAGCGACTGGTGACTCAACCGGTAGTAGGGGGTCTTTTGCACCACCATTACAACCTGGAATACGTGATTTTGATAAATCAAAATTAGCACCTTTTACAGATTCTTTAACAAACTATAAAAGTCCTTTAGTTGCATACGATAGTTATGACCACGATTGGGATTTAACTAAAAATCAAAGGCAAAGTTTAGAAAAAACAGCAAGAAAGATATCAAATTTTATAAAAAGGCATCCAGAAGCAACTAATAGTGATGAAGATGGTAATGTTTTGAACAGAACTCCAAGTGGTAAAGAAAATTCAAAAAAATTAGAAATAGTCCCAGTAAAACATAAAAAAAATAAATCAAAAATTAACGAAATAACAACAACAACAACTGCTGGTGAATATTCTGGTCCACAAGAACTTGGTTTAAGAAAATGGAAAAAATCAGAACTAGGTGCTTTTGATATTGAAAGCGATAATCCACCAAATAATGTCTTCAAAAAAAGAACAACAAAAAAAAATGTACATAAAGTAGTTGGTGGTTGGGAACCACAACACGGTAACTTTGAGGTTCCAACATATGATGTTGATGGTGAACACGAATCACAATTATCAAAAGGACAACTAACAAATGACCCTATTGAATGGTATAGACCTTTAAAAAGAAAACCAGTAACAAAAAAAGATATTATTAAAAAACAAAAAATGAATGAAGATCTTGCTGTATGGTTTGGTAAAAAGAAAAAACCAAAAGGTTCTTCAGAACCAAAAGGACCTTGGGTTGATATATGTAGAAAAGTAGATGGTAAACATCCACCTTGTGGTAGATCAGACGCTAGCACCGGTTCTTATCCTAAATGTAGAGCGGCAGGTGTGGCAGGAAAAATGTCAGATTCACAAAAAAGAAATGCTTGTCAACAAAAAAGAAGAGCCGAAAAAAATGACACACAATCTGGAAAAGGTCAAAAACCAGTAATGGTATCACATACGAAAAAAACGAATGAAAATATAAAAAGAAGAATTATCACATTAACAGAAAATGATTTAACAAGAATTGTTAAACGTGTTTTAAATGAAGATACAAATAAAATTTAAGGTATTGGTAGGTTAGATTTAAAATGTGTCAACTATTTAAATGGTAATAAAAAAGAATATTTAGATTATACTTTTTTTAGTGAAACAGAACCAGGACAATTTTCTATAAAAAAAATAAAAACTAGTGCAATACCAAATGATGGGATTCAAGAACGAACTAATGAATTATTATTTTTAACAATATCACAACCAAACCAAGAAATAATGGACTTTATTAAAAGTAGGCTTCCTAATTTTTATTGGAATGAGGCGTTAAAATATATTATTTATTTGTCAACAACAGCAACACCGTCATATTTTTGTAAAGTAATGCAAAACGGTGTTGACGCAGGCGGTCAAACTTCAGAAAAATGGATTACTTTTTTTGAAAATAGCTCGGTTGCTTATAACTTACCGAATTCAATTTTCTAATCTTTTTTTTCTGGAACACCACTATCAACTAGTAGATATTTTTTTATAAAAACTAAAAGTTCTTCATCTGACATTTTGTTCATTGCAAGAGCTAAACTCTTTTCACCATCGTGAGAGTCACTAAAGTCAACACCATTAATATAGAATTTTTATTTATTAACACTTACCGTTTCAATATTTGACCTTTCAATCGGTTTTGGCTTTGGCATTACAGTTGGGTAACCTTCTTTTTGACCAAAAGAATTAAAAGAAAATAATAAAGTTAAAACTAAAACTAACTTTTTCATATTATATAAATTATTGGTTATTACTATTTGAAATTCTTTCTAATACATTATGTAACGAATTTTTAATCTGAGAGTTGATTGTTTCTTCGTATTTTAATCTTCTTTTTTCTGTTTCCATATCAAAAATATATGTGACTCTTTCCCAATCTCTACCGGTAAGTTTAACACTATAATGATATATGTGATTTGTTAAATCGATTCTACCATAATCCATAGTAATAAAAAGGTCGATTTCTTTATTTTCAATATACCTTTTATTTGACATTGGTGCAATCATAAATTTGGTTGATGGGTGTTTTATCACTTGAAGGCAAATTTGGAAACAAGTTTTCTCATAAGATGAAACTTCTTCTTCATATGTTTTAAACATTTTACCTTTTTTACTTAATAAGTAAAATCTTAATTTTAACCTCCTAAAAAATCTGACTATTCTTTTTATCATATCTTTAACTTAACTCCACAAAGATATAAAAAAAATAATTATACTTCCAAATTATTTTAAGTTATTTTTAACAATATGCCCCAGAACATCTTTTTTTACCATCAAGACCTGGTTTTGTTCCTTTACAAACTTGTACGGCGTAACCATTGGCGTAAGCACTAGGATACACGTCAAATTTTGCTTTGGCCGCTGCCTTTCCTCTGGCACATAGTTTTGTTCCAGTTTTTTTTCTTCCTTCAGCCATCACCATATCTTTATCATCAATATTCATTGACATTTCAATACCATCTTTTTTTGATTCATTCATAATAAAATCAAATACTTGATCCATATTGTTTTTTGCTTCAGCTATGTGATCTTGGGCCCAGTCATGTCCATTTTCTAAAATTGACTCAACCATTTCTTCATCTAAATCAAGTAATAAATCACATTGTCTTCTCATTTGTTGTAGGTTTGAAAAGAACATATATCTTGACGACCCGTGTTCTTCTTCTCTTAAAACCTTTCTAATTATTCTATCTAAATTCATATCTAATATGTTAAGCATTTAATCCGTTTGGTCCTCCTAAGACAACCATATTTAATTGTGTTACAGGTGTTCCATAACCATCTGTCCATACTGGGTGTGGTGGTGTTACAGCTGTTGATCCAGTAAATTCACAATCTGGAATACAAATAAAATTTTCTGTATTTGCACTTCTTGGTGGTGATGTAGTAGTTGTTGTAGTAGTACAATCACAATCATCGTAAATTGAGGAATCGTGTGAGCTGTATCCTTCAGTAGGGTCATCACTAATAGCACCAATAAGTTGAGCACAAACTGTGGTATCATCGACTGCATAGTCGAATAAAAAAAACGGTGGTTGAAATTCTGGACAAAAAGCTTGTGAATTTATAATAAATTCTGTTGGTTCCTCTTCCTCTCCACATATTTGAAATACTAAATTTAATTCGTTTTCTCGAAAACATTCACAACAAGTACCATACGTGTCCCCAAGGACTGAATCGGAAGAATCTATGGTTTCTTCTACTACTACTCCGCAATAAATGGCTTCTCCAAAATATAAACTTATAAAGTCACCTAGATTTAAGGTGTCACTCGAAGAAACAATAAATGTATCTTCAGTAATACAATTTCGTACTAAATAATTTGTCATATTTTTATTTTTTTATTTTTTATTAACTATTTGAAACTTTATCTGTTTCTTATAAGTATTTATCTCTCCCGATGAAATCACTTTAATATCAATAAAATATTCATTAGGTATTTTATCTCTTGTATCAAATATAAAATAATATTCATTTGGTGTTCTATTTAGTTTAGTCCAATCCTGGACTTGAACTTCTGTTTGACCCTCCCTAACATATATTCTATAATAAGATTCTATTTTTGGTAATTGTTGGTTTTTTGTATAAGCTTTTTTAATTATTACACCAACTTTTCTGATATCAGTATCTAATATTTTTTCATCTTGTTTAATCCCATAAAAATCAAATCCATAAATTGATGGGTCATTTGTCGTTGTTCCAAACTGTAATGAACTTTCCAATGGTTTGATCACAAATTCATTAACAACATTTGGTAATGAAAAATTATTTAATTTTATATTTGACCAAGTATCTGTAAAAATACAAGGCGAATGATAATTTAATAATGGAGGAATTGCAATTTCATAAACACCTTTTGTTCTTTGGCAACTATCTAAATTAATAAGTCCAGGTATTGGTGTACCAGTTTGGTCTGAAATTGTTACTTTTGGTATTTCATCTAAATTAACAAAATCACCATCTTCATATGTATAAAGATATAATTTATTAACTTTTCCCAAAGAAAAATTATTTCTATCATCTTGGATTAAATCATCGTATATCGTTTCAAGCCTCGGTTCATAAAATGTTTGAGTGTGTCTTGAAAAGAAACCAACATAATATGATTCTGTTGTACCAGTTAAATTTTCGAGTTGAGGCAAAAATGATATCCCCCAACCCACCGGATTTACAAATGAACCATCTAAAATGGCTTCAATTTCACTTGTCATATCAATTTCCAAGTCTTCATTACCAAATTCAAAGTGCTGTGTACCAACAATTGTTAAAGCTGAAAATGGAAAATTTCCATAGTTTTCATTGTTGTACACACCTTTTTCTTCCCAAGGTGTAAGTGTTTGTCTCAAATACCAATTTGATGGTCTTGTTGAAAAGTTTCTGTCACCAGGTACCGAATCTATGTCCGTAAAATCATAACCAACACCCTCATCCCAATATTGTGGTAATGTTTCGTTGAAATCTTCATAGGGTATTCTCCAGACAATTAAATCAAATGATGTTGCCCTTTCTTTTTCTTCAGATGTCTTTGTGTTTAAAAAATCACGACTGAACGATGAAGTGTTAATCATACGTAATATGTGTTTAATATTCGTTGTACAACCAGTTGAAATAATTTTTTGATTATATTTTTCTTGTAATTCTGATAAATCAATATCAAATATACATCTTGAAAAACCAATAGGTACTTTTACACCACCATCAGCATAATATAGTTCTATTATTGGATTTCTACCAGTATTTGTTTCACCACTATAAACAATAGTATTGTTTCTACTAAAATAGGAATTATGAATTGACATTTATCTTTTTAATATAAATATCAATTAATTCGAATATTTGGATTCAAATATCTTTTTCTTTCTAATTCAGCTCTTATCTGTTCTTTACTAATTCCAGAACTAGTTTTTTTGGCCGGCGGTCTTAATGGATTATGAACGTGATCTGTCATAAAAGTAACAATCTTATCAAGTAGTTCATATAGTTCATCACCTCTAACCATAGCATTTGTCCTACCTTTCAAGTAATCAGTAAATGTTGGTTGTTCAATACCATATAAAGTATTTTTCAAATCAATTGTAAAAACATCATCGGTAGTTTGATGTGTTAAAAAGTAAAGAAAATCACCACCCATTGTTGCGTATGTAACTGGGTTTGACTTATATTCAGATTTTTCAACATCAACGGATGTTTCAATATTTTGTGGCCCAACGATATTATAATCCCAAATTACAGCAAATCCAGGTTCAGTACTTGAATCAAAAAGTTTTATTTTATTATAAATGTTAGTTACTACATTATTTTCTGTAAAATCTGTTGTTGGGTTTATATCTAAGATTTTTGAATTAGTTGACACACTAGGCCCATAAACAAAAGGAAACTGGTCAATTAATTTTCCAGAATTTGGGTATTTGTTATACCCTTCAATATTAATAACACCTTTATTGAAACCTCTAATGTATGTATTAATAAAATTAATCGAATCTTCGATACTTAGTCCAGTAAAAACATATTTTGAATTAGGAATTAGATTAAAATTTACAGTAGTCCCAGTATCAAAATTAAAATTATATGTTGTAACATTTTTTACAGTATTTATTTGTACATAACCATCAACAGTATTTGCAGTAATGTTTATGTTTGAAATGTCCCATTCAACAAAATTTTTAACTTCTTTATCGACAAACTTTGTTATATCAATAGTTTCAGTACCAGTATCAACTAATTCTTGGTCAAAAATAGATAATTGTAAGAATGATCTTTTATCATATGGTCTTACATCTGGTTGTGTTATTTGGCCAGTATCAGTAAAATCTAAATCAAATGTTTTTCTATATTTTCCAGCACGTAATAAAACATCAGTTTTTTTTAAAACTAAGTCTGTTGATCCACGACTTAACAATGCGTTATCACCAGGTAACGGATAAATATCCTTTACAATTTCTTGAACATTACCAGTTTTACTATTTCTTGTTTCGTAACTTTTTTGAAGTGGTGCACCATTATCTAAGACTGATTGTGCGTTATTATAATTTTCACGAACATTATTCCAAGGTCTACTGATTGGTCCTTGAATATAGAATTTATTACTAGATAAAGGTTCAACTCTTGTTGAATACATAATGTTGACATATTCACCGACTTCAGGTACTTGACTAATGTAATAAGGTAATAAAGGTAAAAAAATGAAAGGGTCGTCAGATGTCCAAGCGTATTCACTAACTGATTTTGGTGTCCCATCTGAATTTGTGGGGATAGATTGATTTTCAAACTTTGTTTGGGGTTCAACTCTAATTCTACCAATCATAAGTGGATCAGTATTATCTAAAACTTTACCAGGAAGTATTATTCTATTATCTTGCATTTCTAGACTTATATTCTTTAAGTATTGTGTTATATGTTATTTCTAACTTGTCCAGATGGTCTGTAAGTTTAATAAGATTTTCTTTTGTTTTTTCAAATTCAGTATTAATAAATTCAAGGGCAATTTCTAAATCTTTATTAGATTTTTCTTTATACTTTGAAACTATTTCTAAAATTTGTTCTTTTGTTACCGTTTCCATATTTATAATTTTTTTCCAAAAGCAATACTAGGTAATGTCGTACCAATTGGTGTTATGGATAATGGATCAATTGCGATTTGTACTTGATTATTTTCAGCGTCTTCTTTATCCATACCATCAATTATAGCCTTCATTGCTAGTAAGTATTCATTTGGAGAACCGTCAGGTAATGGACCTGTCGGTATCCCAAGTTTTTCTAATTCTTCAATAACATTAAGATAAGCTCTTGTTGAAGAAAATCCACTTAAAAATCTTGTTGCTAATAACAAAGGAAGTGGTATTTGATTTCCGAAACCCCTAGATGCTAATTTTAATAATTTTAATAAATTATCTATAACACTTTTACATTCTCTAACATCAGTGATGATATCTGCAATTACTAAAAGAATTTGTGTTAAAGCAAATATAACCGATAATGTTTTTTTATTTTTTTCAAGTTTAATATCAATTGTTATTGTTGATATTAATTGCTTAATGTCTTGAACGACTAAATCAAAAATAATTTTTATAAATATTCCATATATTTTTGAAGTTACATTTACAGCAAAATCTTTGAATTTTTTAAAAAAATCAACGTATGATTTTACTAAATTGAGAGTTTCATTACCTAAAGCCAACAGCACAATTGCTAATGGTAAAATAACTTTAGGTGACAGTACTGAAAATAAAACCGCCTTTGGAAATTCCTTAATCATTGATTCGTCAATGTTTATTTGTAATGGTAACCAATCTGGGTTTTTTGTTAATGAATCGGTAATATTTGTTGCATTATCTATTGTATTATTATTATTTGATCCGGGTACAAAATTTAAGTTATTTATACTAGTTATTATTGCGGAAGTATCTACAGGTAATTTTATTGTTTGACATTCTTCAAACTCTACAACACCATTAAGTGTGTCTGAAATAGATTGGTCAATAAATAAAGTGTCTAATTCATCAAATTCAAAAAAAGAATCGTCAATATTGTCGTTTTCAGAAACTTTAGCACTACCAGAAACATCAATTTCTTTGTTGCCGTCAAAACATAAACCAAGTATTCTCTGTACAATTAAAGAGACTTTATAAAAATCACCAAGGTCATTTTTACCATCACCTTTTTCTATCGAAATCGCCCCAGTTAATATATTCATTAAATTTGCAAAAATTGCTTTGAAATCTATAATTTCAATGGACTTATAGTAATCTTTAATAAATTCTTTTATCTTTTGACCAGAAACTCTTTGTTTTGGCGTTACCTTAAAATAGTTACCTGAAACACCATTGTTATCTACTTCGGTATAAGAAATATCAAATAAATCTTGTAATGAAATACCTTGAAAGTTAGAAGAATATTGAATTGAAAAATTTTGATTTATATTTTGAATTCTTTGATATAATTCTTTATTCATTGGGAATGGGTTGGAAGGGTATGATAAATTTTCATTTTCATATGAAATTTTTCCAATTTCAGTTGTGGGATCAATTTTTAATAAACCTAAAAAATCGATTGATTTTACATTAATATATAAATCTTGATTTGGTTGGTATGTCTGGTCGTCTGAACAACCAGCAGTATTTAAAACTTCTTCTTGTAGTAAACTAAGAATTTTAGGTTTTAATTCATTTAATGCTGTAATAAATTTACCAATTATGTATTTTTTAACATCACCACCCTTTTTATATTTTTCTAATTTATTTGGGTCTAAACTTTTTAAACCATCGGTAAACTGGTCATCAGCAGATAAAAATTTTATCTTCAACAATTCGTCTAATTGACTATTTTGTTTTTTTTGCCATTTATTAAATTTTGATTTTTGTTTTTGATATCTTTTGGTTATTTTAGATTTCTTTTTTTCAAAAGAAGTACCAAGCTTCTTTTTTAATTTTTTATAGTCTCTAGAAAGTTTTTTATATGTTTGATTTTTTTGTATCGAACTACCAATAGTTTCATATCCTTCTTGAATATCAATTGCCATTATTTTTTCATTTTATAATTTTTATCTGAAGTATCTTTTTCTATTAATGACTTCATAACGTCATCATCTAAATCTAAGTCTGAAAGAGTAAACTCTTCTTCTTTTTCTTGTGATTTTTGCCAAATTTGGGCTTGTAGTTTCGATAATGAAAGTTTCTTTTCAACACAATCGTTTATAATTTTTTGTTGTTTTTCAATAACAGGACCAATTAGTGTCATATCTTCTGGTTCTTTCATCATTGTTAACATTTTATTTTGAATCCTAATAGCTGTATTTCTTTGTTCAACAAGTTCATTATAAATTTCTTGCATCAAAGATAACATAGAATCTTTTGTAAGATTAATTTGTTTTTTTTGTGGTCTTGGCATATTAATAAATACTAATCTTTTAAAATATCCTGTAACAATTCACCATATAATTTTTTATATCTCTTCATAGATGCCCTAATTTCTTTAGTTGTTAAATTAGTCATCTCCCTCAATTCAAATAAAATAACATTTTTATTGAACTTATTATTGTTGTTTGTTTCAATAAAAAGATTTTTATAATTTTCAAAAAGGTCAAAAAGTGATTGACCAAGTTTTTGTTCTTGTTCAGTTATTTTTTTATCTTCTAATGAAGTTTTAAGTTTTTTAAGAAATTTTTTCATAATTTCTTCACTTGTAATTTCTTCATTGTCGATATAGTAAACCATATCTGGACTATTTTGTAAATCAGTTGAAATGTCTTGATAAGAAATTTTTCTATTCATTTCTTTTTGATCTTTCATTATTTGACCCATCAAATAATTTTTACAAATAGTTCCAAAATAGGAATACGCTTTTTTTTCTTTTGATGGTTTAAATTTATCAATTTTGGTCATCAAAAATGAATGTGTGTCAATATGGATTTCTTCGTAGTCCATATCTTTTCTATATAATTTGTATCGTCTAATTATTGACGATATCATTTTATCTAAAGGATGTTTCAAAAAATCATTATATATTTTGTTTTTTTCTTCAAAAGTAGTTGCTTTTAGATAGTTTCTTACCGCAATTTCTTCTTGTTCGGCAAAATAGTTTTTTACTTTTGGTTTTCTTCCTTTCTTTTTCTTATCATCACATTGTTCACAATTTTCTTCATTAATTAACATCAAACTTCTTGTGGTTCATATTTTATATCTCTTTCTTTAATAAAAAGATATTCTCTTTTAGCGGAGTCAATCCAGAATTTAACTTCATCTTCAGATAATCTATCATCACCATTTTTGTAATTCCAGAAAATTGACCCATCTCTTAAATTCATATGTTTGTAACCGATTCTTGGTATTGTCATAATTTTAACATTGTTATTTGTCATTCTTAACAAGAACTCATAACCAAACGTGAGTTTGAAAGAATCTTTTAACATTCCAAAATCAACGAAAGATTTTTTTCTTATGACCATTCCAGATATTTGGAAATTTTGGTATGTAAGTAAAGTTTCATTATCCAAGTAACCCATTTCAGTTGAAAAGTTTGCAGCAAAAGTTGCTTCATTGGTAAAACCCACAAAAACACCTTTATAGTCCACATCAACAACTATTGGTAAAAATGCGTCAACATTACCATAAATGTCCATATAATTTTTTGCATTCTTGAACCAAATTTTGGAGTATTCATCGTCAAATTCCAAAATAGAAACCCACTCAGATGTTGCTTTACTAACACCATAATTTACCTGGTTTGCAAAACTTGGGCTTCCGTCAAATTCTTCTATAATTACATCTAATGTTCCAAAATCAAAACTTGAAACAAAATTTTGAAAATAACTTTCTCCTACGTGAACAATAATTAATTCACTAACTAAACCTTCTTGGTTTTTTACAGAAGTTATTGCCTTTTCAAAAAATTCTTCAAAGTCTACTGCTTTACCAGATTTTATTGGTAATATAACCGATATTGTGTTTTTACTTTCCATATTAATCAATTGTTTCAAATTTATTTAGTTGTTCTTCAAATGTTTTCATTCTTGTTTCTATCATTTCTGAAAAAACACTAATAACATTTTTTTCAAAGTTTTCGATGTTTGAGTATTGCTCAACAGTTTTATCCATAGCATCAAAAAGTTCTGGGTTCAAATTATCTTCTAACCAGTTCTGTGTAAAATCGGCAACAACTTCAACCAATGAATTTTTATTTGCTAACCAAATTCCGTTGTCTTCGTTCAACCATTCTGGTTGTAAATGTGGTAACATACCAATAACTGGAACACCAGATTTCATTGATTCTAATGGGAATGTACCAAAACCACTTGTTTGATCAATCCATACCGAAACAAAACTTTCTTTAAGTGCTGTTGCAAATTCTTTTTCTGTTAGTCCTCTTAAATCTCTAAATGTAATCCATCTATATTGTGGAAACTTAACATAGAATTGTTTAATTAAATTTACAGTTTCCCTTTGATCTCTTGAATGGATTGAAATGATAGTTTTTGCTGGGTTTTCACTTTTAACAAAACAATCACTTATTATAGGTTTTATAATTTCGAAAGAAACTTTTCTCATAATTTGTTCAATATGGGTTTTTTGTGTTTCGGAAGTTGTGATACATTTAAAAAACCCTAATTGTTGCCAGTTTTGTCCAGGTTGTAGTGTTTCAAAAATATGGTCATAAGCTTGTGCTATAACAACTTTTCCACAAGGTAACTTTTTTACTTGGTCCATAACATATCCAAAAATTTCTGGTATAATTAAAATATCATCTGGTGAAATTTCTAAATTACCATCATCAATAGATTTATGTTGTAGTTCATTCATATATTCTTCACCTAACCATTCACCAACACCAATATATTCTTTGTTTTCGTGTAATATTATAGGATTGTAACCATCTTTTTTTAAGACCATAGCGATTTGATAAGTCAGTCTAACTGAAGCTTTCGCATTTCCTTTAGTATCCTGGACAACAAAGTATAATCTGGATTTTTTGTCCTTCATACTTTGAACTGCTTTTTCTAATTTTTTTATCTGTTCGGCATTCATACTTTTTATATTTTATTTATTATTTTCTTAATTAATAATGAATTAAATGCAATTTTAAATGGTATTGAAACTTCATTTGATTTCATACCTAAATCTTCATCAACTTCATTTGATTCTGTTAATACTGTTTCTAAAAAATTTTTAATTAATTCATATTTTACTAAATGAATTTGTTTTTCTTCCTTTTTTTCTGTTGCCATATCAACGTCGCCACCATCAAGCTCTTCTTTAAGTTCAGCCGTAAATTGTACATATTCATCAACTGCATCAATGTCAATGTAATAGTTTTCATTAAATATTTTAAACATATTCTTCTTTTATTTTTTTTAATAATAAGTTAAAATCAGATAAAGTGGATATTTCAAAGTCACAATTAATTTCTTTATTATATTCACGAATAAATTTTATAACAGTCTTATTTTCTGGTTTATTTTTAATTAAATCTGGATTCGATGTTATTAATATGTCTACTTCGTCCCACATTTCAGATTTTGTAACTTCACTATAAAAAACAACCTTTTCTAATAAACATCCAAATTTTGCTAAAAAAAATAATGATGCTGGCTTTGATTTACCAATTTCATCGGAAACAATCAAAAGTTCGAATTCATCTCTTAATTCGTAGTACAAATCATTTAATATGTTAAATGTGTTCATTTCTGTTGATGGTGCGTGACCAAATAATTCCATTGTATATTCTTCATACATAAATGAATATAATTCTTCTTTATTTTGAAATGAAAAATGTTTCATTAAATCTAAAGAATTGACATCACTAATTATTTCATAGTTAAATGGTTCTGGTGTTGTTTCTTCTTCAGTATTTCCAGACATATCAAGTTTATATGTTTGACCTATAAATTCATTTTGGTTGCTATAAATTAAATGTTTTTCATAAACTTGTTTAAATTTTTCTATGGTGTCTCTTAAAACACCATTAATTTCAATCCCTATTCTCTTCATATTTTGACAATATTTTACCTATTAATGGGTTACGAACATTTTTTGCACCTCTAAAATCAAAAACACCAATATTTGGAATATCAGTAAATCTTTGTATTGCATCATAAAGACCTGATTGTTTTTTATCTTTATATCTGTCAGTTTGTTCTAAATCACCTGATATAAAGAATTTACTATTGAAACCTATTCTTGTCAATAAAAGTTTCATTTGATTTGGTGTTGAATTTTGTGCTTCTTCAAAAATTAATATTGAATTATCTATGTTCATACCTCTCATATATGCAAGAGCAAAAACTTCTATAATTTCAGCATCCTTTAATTTTTCTCTAGCTTCCTTACCGATAATTTTATTCAATAAGTAGTAAGAAGGAAAAATATAAGGATCTAACTTTTCTTCTAAATTACCAGGTAATGAACCAAGTTTTTCTTCAGCTTCAACAGCTGGCCTTACAATTATAATTTTTTCATAAGAATTATTTGGATCCATAAGTAAATCAACAGCTGCTTTCATTGCTATATATGATTTACCAACACCTGCCGGCCCTGAAGCAATTGTTATTTCGTTTGATTTTAAAATATTATAATAATCTTCTTGGTGTTCAGTTAAAAATTTATTTTTTTGTTTTTTCTTAATTACGGAATTAATGTATTCTTTTCTTGAAAACGGTTTTGATTCGGAATCATCATTCTGTGTAACTTTCTTTCTGTTCATAGTCTTTTTTTAATTTGTTTAGCCAATAGTCTATCATTTCGTCTAACATCGTTTCAAATGTATAAGTTGGTTCCCAACCAGTTGTAGACTTTAGTTTTTTTGAATCGCCTTTCAAATCATTTAATTCTTCGGGTCTAAAAAATTTTTCATCTGTTGTAACGTATTTTTTCCAGTCCAATTCTAATTTATTAAATACATACTCAACAAGTTCTTTTACAGAATGTGAAATTCCTGTTGAGCAAACAAAATCATCTGGTGTTTCTTGTTGTAATATTAACCACATAGCTTCAACGTAATCTTTTGCATGCCCCCAATCTCTTGTTGCCTCTAAATTACCAAGTTTTAATTGATCAGATAAACCTAATTTAATTTTTACAGCTTCTTTACAAACTTTGTTTGTTACGAAATTTGTACCACGTCTTGGCGATTCGTGATTAAATAAAATACCATTTGATATAAACATATTGTAAGAATTTCTATAGTTTCTACAAATGTTATATGAAAATACTTTTGCACATCCATAGGGTGATACCGGAGACATCGGTGTCGATTCTCTTTGATACCCATCATCATCAATGTTGTTTCCAAACATTTCAGAAGAAGACGCTTGGTATAATTTAATTGTTGGGTCAACAAGTTTAATAGCTTCTAACATATTTAGTGTTCCCATCCCAGTTGCGTTAGCCGTATATATCGGTTGGTCAAATGAAATTCTTACATGTGATTGTGCTGCCAAATTATATATTTCGTTTGGTTTTGTTTTTTGTATAACACTAATTAGAGATGATAAATCTGTTAAATCGCCGTAATGTAATTTTAATTGGTTATAAATATCATCAAGTCTTGATGTTTGGTTTTCTGAAACAGAATTTCTTTTTAATGTTCCGTGAACTTCATACCCTTTATTAAGTAAAAATTCCGCAAGATATGATCCGTCCTGACCATTTATTCCTGTTATAAGCGCTATTTTTTTCATTTTTATTTTCTTATAAGATTATAGTTTTTTTCAAAATATTCAATAGTTTCTTTTAAACCATTATATATTGGTGTAAATTTGAAATTTGGTAAATAATTTTTAATTTTACTATTATCACTTGGTTTTCTAAATTGCCCATCTGGTTTTGATGAATCCCATTTTACGGAACCTTTAAAGTTCATAAGTTCAACAATAATTTCAACAACATCTTTAATTGCGATTTCTTCTGAAGTTGATAAAATAATTGGTTCATTTTCGGTGTAGTTTTCTAGAACCCACTCTGTAAGTTTTGCAACGTCACGACTAAATATGAATTCTCTTAATGGTTTTCCAGAACCCCAAATTGTAAAATCAGTTTTGTTTTTTCTAGCCAGATAACATTTGTGAATTAATGATGGAATTACGTGTCCGTTTTCTATATTGTAATTATCGTTTGGACCATATATGTTTGTTGGTATTACAGACTTATAATTTAAATCATATTGTTCTTTGTAAGCCCTAATTTGAATGTCCGACATTCTTTTAGAATAGGCATAAGCATCATTAGAAAAATGCGGTGGACCAAGATGTATTTTTTTTTCTGTTAATGGGTATTCAACATCGTTTGGAAAAACACAAGTCGACAAAAAAGCTACAAGGTTTTTAATTTTGTATTTTCTAGCTTGTTCAATAACATTAGTATTCATCATAATGTTATCGTAAAAAAACTCACCTTTGTATTTCATATTACTACCAACACCACCAACTTTAGCAGCACAATGTATTATACCATCAAAATTTGTTTGGTTAAAAAAATTATCAACATCTAAAGTATTTCTTAAATCAACATTATTTGATGATATTTTTATATAATTTTCTTTAGTAAATTCAGACCCAACTAAACCATAACCACCAGTAATTAAAATTTTATTATTCATTTAATTTATTCTTTTTTGCCAATTTTCCCAAACAAAGTCAAAATTGTAAGTTAATTTATGTGTTTTAAGTAATTTTTCTTGAAGTTCATTTCTTAAATTTTCTGCGTCTGGTATAAAATTATGAAACTGAACTTGTATGTCTGTAAAAATTTCTATCAGATTATTTTCAATAAGTGATTTTAATGTTTCGAATTCATCACCTTCAGTATTAATTTTTATTAAATCAATTTTTTCTATTTTATTTTCTGAAATAAAATCACAAATTGATTTTATTTGACATTCAATAATTTGTTTACCTACGTTTGAATGGAAACTACTACCATCTTCTGAATAATTTATATTTAATTTTTTAGTTTCATTTGATAAACCAAAATTAAATACTTTAATTTTTTCGTTACCTAAAAATTTATTTTTAATTTGTTCTGACAAATGTGGTATTGGTTCAAAAACAAATATATTACATTTATATTTTTCCCATATTCTACTTGTCCAGTCACCAACGTATCCACCTAAATCAAACACTATTGAATTTTCATCAAGTTGATAATCTAATCTTAACGTCGAATCTCCATTTGCCGCAAACCATTCATTAATTTGTTGTTTCATATTTATTGTATTAAAAATTTGTAATTTTCATAAAGATAATTTTCAGATAAAATATATTTTTTTGATTCATCAAAATTATTTTTTATCCCAGTTTTGTACAATTCAAAATCAATTTTTTGAATTTCATTTATAACTTCATTAATTTCTTCAAAAGAGTTTACTATTATCATCCCAGAAGTGTCAAAAACCTCGTCAATTTTTGGATCCCCCCAATAAATTGGTACAGTTCCTGTTACAAAACAATCTATTAATTTTTCTGTAAAATACCCAGGCACCCTTGAATTTTCAATTGTTACGTGAAATTTGTAATCTTTTAAAGCTGTTATTTTATTTTCAATGTAATTAAAGCCTCTACCAAAAATATCAATTGGTAAGTTTTCGTTTTTAATTTTATGTCTCAATTTATGTCCTTCTAATTGTGTTTTATTAGAAATCATCATTGATACTAATTTATTTTTTTGGTATTCACAAGACCAGTCCGAATCACTTACCCAACAACCACCAGTAGGTAACCAAAGTGAGTTTGGAATTTTAGGTATAATTTCTTTATCGTGAGTTAATACATAGTCGTATTTTTTATAATTTGATTCTATCCAATAATAGTTCATAGGTGAAAAAAACTTACATTCTAAAAGCCAAGCTATTTTTTTAATGGGTAGATTTATTATTGATTGATTCATAATGTTAGACTCTGTAACAAACAATGTTTCGTTTTGATTAATGTTTGGTGACCTATCCCAATAAAGATATTGTGATTTTTGTAGTGGAGGTGTTGGGTTATTACTGTATTCACAATGTGAAAAGGCAGCATCAACAATTTTTAATTTTATTTTATTTAAATTTTGATCCATTCTTCTAATAATAAATCTTTTATTTCGTGTTTTATTGCTGAACCAAACCATCTACTTGGTGCCACAACAATCTTTTCATTGTTATTATTTAACCAGGCACCCCACCAAGAAAATGTAGAATTTGCAATTATATTATTTTTGCACATAGACATTAACCATAATTCAATATAGTCAGGGTTACCATCTATGTAAATTATTTTATTTTTATAATTTTTAAAACTTTCTTTACACCAATTAATATCGTCAGAAAAAATTAATAAGTTTTCTGGTTTTATAATATCAATTGCTTTATGATAGTATGACATTTCACATATTGGGTGATGTAATGGTAAATTTTTATAATCGCCACGTCTTATATGTAACGATGTAGAATTTAAAAAATCAATATCTTTGTATTTTTCATTAATGTACTTTAATGAATTTTTGTCAATAGAAAATAAATCTAGAATTTTATTTCTATTATTTTTGAAGTATCTTTCACTCTGGAAATAACCATTCAATAAAAGATTTTTTATGTGTGGTATTTTTTCATACGTAAAGCTTGTTTCGTTGTAAAAAAAATCAGGTTTTACTTGTCCAAATTTTAAATCTCTAAAAATATTCGGTATGTACGTTTCTATTTTTTTATGTCCGATTTTACTTGTTTGTATATCAAAAACACATTCATCATTATTATCTAAAGCTAAAGAATATGCCGCAGAAATCTGAAACATAAAATTACCCAAACCGCCGGCTAAATTTGTGCTAACCATTTTATTCGTAAATAATTAAATCCCACTCACTATTATTTTTTTCAAAAATTTTAATATATTCGTAATTTACATATTTTGGGTTGTAATACCAATCTTCATAAGGAAAATTATTACTACAAACGTCAGAAGAAATTAATTCATAACCCATTTGTTTAAATATTTTTCTGGATTCTTTTCGGTATTGATCTCCAAACCTATATTTGTCATGTTCATAAGTTATAACAGAAAATTCTATTTTATCAAATGGAATTGCTTTTAGACATTCTAGTGTTACATTTGCTGGCTCTAAATCTAGAGATAAATAATCAATATGATTACTATTATAATAACTTAAAACTTCTTCAAAGTCTAAAGAAGTACAATCTCTTGTTATTGATTTAGTATTTCTATGACTTGGGTATTTTGATGTTAAACTTTCGTCAATGTCAATTGACAACCCATCCCAACCAAAATATTTTTCAAGTAAATAGGTGTTGTTTATATGAGTTGGGTGAGCACAACCTAAATCCAAAAAAGTACCATTTTTTTTCCCTTTCAAACAAGAAAGTACAAACAAATCTTGTGCTGCCTGACTATAGTTATTTTCTATTTTGTCGTAATCTGTAAATGGTAATTTAAGATTTTTTTTCATTTTTTAAATGTTGAAATTTTTATTTTTGTATATGTAATCACAACCTAAAGTAGTAATCTTTTCAAAATTTTTCGATTCTAAATAATTAGATATAAAATCTGAATTGTGATTTACTTCGATTGAAATCAAATTTATTTGATTTTTATTAAAATCAATAGTTTCTAAAATTTTCATTTCTGAACCTTCAACATCTAAACTCATGTAATCTATATTTTTTGGTAGATTTAATTCGTCAAAAGTTATAGTTTCTGTTGTTATAATTTTTTTATTACCTCCCATCATTCTTAATTCATTTTCTATTCTTAATAAATGTGCTGGATTGTAATTTTCTAATAAACCACTCAACATTTCGGTATAACCCTCAAGTAATAGAAAATTTTCAGTACCCTTTTTATTCGATAGAGCACAATTAAATAATTTACAGTTTCTATTTTCTTTTAATTTATTGAACACGTTTGGTATCGGTTCTATACAAACCCCATCCCAACCCAATTTTTCAAAAAAGTAAGTATTACTTAAAGTTATACCGTCGTGTGCTCCTATATCTAAATAAAACCCATTATTTTTTTCTTTAAAAAAGTTTTCAAATAAAAACTTATCTTGACCATATTGTGAATAAAATTCCATAAATATATTTTTTTAATTTAAAATGTATAGTGTGTCGTATTCAAATCTTTCTTTTATAGAATAACCAAGTGAAAACAAAAGGTTATCTAAATCATCT